CCAGGGCAACTAGTCGTACGACAACATATAATAGTTATTTTAATACTTCTCACGTAACCACCTATACAACTTCATGGGCAGTATCAACATCAAGACAAACTAGTAACTCTACGACGTCTGCATTTAATACAACATATTATACTACATTAAGTAGAAATACTACAATATATACAAATACCAATACGATTGTAAATACCCCAGTAACAACATTTCCTGTCAGTACATCTGCACCTGTTTATAGGTCTACAACTTTTTATAGACCGCCAAAAGTGGAAGAGGCAAACTTAATGCTTAATTTAGACGCAAGAGTTTCAGCTGGGAATTCAGCTTGGAAAGATCAAAGTGGTAATAGTAGGGATGCAACTGTTTCTGGTACTATGGGTATTTCAGATAGATGCGTAGCTTTATATAATTTTCATTCAGATGCAACTGATTTAACTGGTAATTATACGGGAACTGAAAGTAATATTACTTATGCTTCTGGAAATTACGGTCAAGCTGCGGTGTTTAATGGGAGTAGTAGTAAGATAACTACAAGCTACACAGCCAATGATTCTGCTTTTACAATTTCAGGATGGATAAAGCATACAAGCGCTACTTTTGTAGGAAAATACCCTTATTTAGCAGGAAAAGGGTATTACTCTAATTCGTCAAGTAATAATTATTGGCAACTTGTAAATTATTCAAGTGAATTTCCTGAATTTAGAATAAGAAACGGAGGAGCAAGTGTTGCCGCTACTTCAAGTGTTGCTATGAATTTAAACCAATGGCATCATTTAGTTGGGACAGTTGATTCCAGTGGTAATATGAAAATATATTTAGATGGAGTGCTTACAGGTTCTGCTACAGGTGCGCCTTCAAGAACTATGACACAAGGTATAAATTATGGTGTTTATTTAGATGGTACAACTTATTTTCACGATGGTCAAATTGACCAAATAAGATACTATTCAACCGCATTAGATAGCGACCAAGTTAGCCAACTTTACAATGAAAAACCTTGCGCAGATACATCTAACTTTAAGACTGTGTTGTATGAGGGGACAGGTTCAACCCAATATATTTCTAATGTAGGAATGGATTTGGAAACTGATGGTGGATTGGTTTGGGTGAAGAAAAGAGATGGGGTACACGACCACAAGTTAGCAGATAGTGTAAGGGGTGCTACTAAAATAATAGAATCAAGTACCGCTGATGCTGAAATTACTGCAACAGGAAGTATTAATGCTTTTAATGCAAATGGATTTGAAGTAGGTTCTGACAGTTCAGTTAATGGTAACGGTAATGATTTTGTAGCTTGGGTATGGAAAGGCGGAGGCGATGCGGTTTCTAATACAAATGGCGATATAACAAGTCAAGTTAGTGCCAATACAGATGCTGGGTTTAGTATTGTTAAGTATAGCGGAAATACAGGAGCAAACCAAACAGTAGGACACGGTCTATCTTCTACACCTGAAATGGTAATAGTTAAAAGATTAACAGATTCAGGGTATAGTTGGTGCGTTCAGCATACGGGGTTAACTTCTATGGGGTATAATATATATCTTGATGATACTCTTGGAGAATTATTAAGAAATAGAATTACCGCTTGGAACTCCACAACATTTACAGTAGAACAAATACACGAAACAAATAACACGGGTGAAGACTACATCGCCTACTGCTTCCATTCAGTAAGCGGATATAGTAAGATAGGGAGTTATACAGGAGCAGGGTCTGGCACAAGAGTGTACACTACTTCTGACGGTACATCTACGGGAACAGGAGGTTTTAAACCTTCTTGGATTATGTTAAAAAATGCATCCGTAGGTGGAACTAATTATGATTGGTATATATATGATGTTAGAAGGAATGATAATGATGGCGATGATAATATAGAAAGCTATTTACGGGCCAATTTGAGTAGTGCTGAAGTAACATCTAATACAGGTTCTAATGGGATTGTGATGGAAGATGATGGGTTTACGTTGGATATAGCTGCAACTTCTATAAATGGAACAGGAAATACATTTATCTATATGGCATTTAAATAAAAATAAGAAATGTTATATTTTCAAAAATAGAGTAAAATGAAAATAAGATGGAAGATTTGAGGATATTTGGAAGAGTAGATTGAATATATAAAATAATATGCAATATATTAAAATGATAATTTAAATAAATTAAAAATGAATTTAATAAGAAAAATTAGTATCGGTAAAGACTATAAAACAGATGCAATGCATTATGCTATTGGGCAAGAAGTTTTTGGGGGCCATACAATTTCAGAAATAATTGAAGAAGAGGAAGGGTATAGAATTTATATAACCAAAGGTGATGAAAAATTACCATGGAAACATTTTAATAAAAACATGGCTATTAGCGTAGAATTTAATTTAGAATATTAATGCAGCATACCCATTGTTATATTGTACAACCTATCAATGGTAGATACAATAATAAAAAAAATATTGAAGGCAATCAACTTATATTAAATACATCAATAGAAGATCATAAGTTTGTAAATAGGAATGGATTAGTGCTTGCCCTTCCTATTGTTAATGAAAATGAATATCTTCAGATTGGAGACGAAGTTATAGTTCATCATAATGTATTTAGAAGATATTATGATATGAAGGGGAACGAAAAAAATAGTAGAAGTTATTTTCAAGAAGATAAATATTTTTGCTATTATGACCAAATATTTCTTTATAAGCGAAATAATAAATGGTACACTCCACCAGGATTTTGTTTTGTAAAACCAATACATAATTTAAATAGTCTTACAATAGACAAAGAAGAGCCACTCACAGGCGTTTTAAAGCACTTAGGAAGCGATTTAAAGAGCTTTGGATTACAAGACAATGATTTAATAGGTTTCACCCCAAATAGTGAATATGAGTTTGTTATAGGAGGCGAAAGATTATATAGAATACCAATTAATTCAATTTCAATTAAATATGGACGCAAAGGAACTGAAGTCGAATATAGTACAAGCTGGGTATAAAGCGGTACACGAACTTATAAGGGTAGCTGAAGAAGAAATAATTGTTGACGGCGGCGAAGATGAGCTTGCTGCTGATAGACTAAAAAACGCTGCAGCTACTAAAAAATTAGCTATTTTTGATGCTTTTGAAATTTTAAGTAGAATTGAAGCTGAAAAAAATCTAATGGAAAATAAACCTATTGAAAAAAAAGAAAGTTTTAGTGGGTTTGCAGAAAGAAGATCTAAATAATGTACGAGCAGACTTTAGTAAAAACTATAACACCCATAAAACCTAATGTTATTAAAAGAACAAATAGGTATAAAAAATGGGAGTATGGTTATAATAAAGAATACGATATTGTAATTATTAGTAAAGACGGCACAATTGGCGAAATAATTGAAATAAATAATTTGTGTATAGCATTGCCGTCCACACCAAAAAAAGTACATAATACTGATAATAGGTGGGTACCATCTGAATACCCTAAAGAACTTAAAGGTATAAAAAGTATATTTGATTGGGAAAGCTATCCGGAAGAATTTAAATCCATTTGGTATGATTACATTGATGAAGAATTTAATAGAAGAGAAAACGGTTATTGGTTCATTAATAAGGACCAACCTACTTATATTACTGGGTCTCATTACATGTACTTGCAGTGGAGTAAGATTGACGTTGGGAAACCAGATTATAGGGAAGCAAACAGATTATTCTATATATTCTGGGAGGCTTGTAAGGCCGATAAAAGATGTTACGGTATATGCTACCTCAAGAATAGACGGTCTGGATTTAGCTTTATGGCTTCGGGAGAGACAATTAACCAAGCAACGATTACTTCTGATGCAAGATTTGGGATATTATCAAAAACAGGAAGTGATGCTAAAAAAATGTTCACCGATAAAGTTGTACCCATATCGGTCAACTACCCGTTTTTTTTCAAACCAATACAGGATGGAATGGATCGGCCAAAATCGGAATTGGCATACAGGGTACCAGCATCCAAACTCACTAAGAAATCAATTACAGAAAAAAGCGAAAAGCAGATACTCGAGGGGCTCGACACAACGATAGACTGGAAAAATACTGGTGATAACAGTTATGATGGTGAAAAGCTTAGGTTATTAGTGCATGATGAATCAGGCAAATGGGAAAGACCTGACAATATATTAAATAACTGGAGGGTTACTAAAACCACTTTAAGGCTTGGTAGCCGAATTATTGGTAAGTGCATGATGGGTTCAACATCAAAC